AATCCCGCTACTAAAGCTTCTGATGTAGAAAAAGTTATGGCTTATTTTACCGATGACGCTAGTAGAGAAGTCCTTAAAGGCTCCTATATGGATAATTTAATAGGGGATTTTGATGCAAAATTTTTAACAGATCCAACTCAATTTAGATCATTTGCTGACAGATTAACAAAAAATCAATCTAAAAATGCACAAATTTTTGGCGATGAGATGGCAAAAGATATGGCTCAATTTGGTAAAATTTTAAAATTTAATGCTAAATCTGCTGAAGGAGGAGAATTAATAGCGGCGACTATAGCGGCAAATCCTTTACAAAATTTAGGTAGATTAGCAAAATTTACTGCTTTAGGGAGAATGTTTTCTTCTCAGGTATTCTATAAAAACTTTAAGAGAGATTATAAACGTGCAATAGATAGTGGATATAGAGAGCCATTAGCGTTCAGTGACGTATTTACAAGATTATTAACTCAGTTTACGGGACAGGCTTCTAGTCAGGGTATTTCAAAAGAAACTGACAGAGTTAAAAATTTAATAACTAATACTGCAAAAGCTAATATGAGGCCCAAAACACCAGCAAGAACACCTACAAGAAATACTCCTGTGCCTGATGTTAAACCCGGTGCTTTAAGTAATTTACCTTATAAAGTAGTTCCTCCATCCCCACTAAGTGCTAAAACTTCTATACGTCAAAGAGCGATGGGAGATCCAACAGTAGCGGCTACGTTGCTTGGCGGCCTTGGTAGTGCAGATTTATTAAAACCTTAATCGTTTTCGATTACAGAGTCATGCGCCGAAGAAATACCGTATCTTGATGTTGATGAATTAGTCGCTAGTTCTTTGTATGGCATAGGCTTAACCTCTGCGTAAGCTTGATCTACAAGCCTAGAAAGCTGTCTTCCTATTGATCTATCTTCTACGTCAGCTACATGGACAAGTTTGTCATATGCGCCTAAAGTAAGGCTTACAGATTTATATTTAAGCGGATTTGGCATAGTAAGGAGTCCTTTTTAAAAAATGTTAGTAAAAGCACCATATAATCCCAGAAGATTTGGGTCAAGGTCTAAATACAATAATAAAAAGGTAACGATTAACGGTATAAAGTTTGATTCTAAATGGGAATCTGAGCGTTATCTTTATATAAAGGCGCTTGAAAAAGCTGGAACAGTAAAAGATTTAGAACTTCAAGTTCGCTTTGCACTAGAAGTAAACGGAGAAAAGATTTGTACTTATATTGCGGATTTCAGGTACAAAAAGCAAGATATGAACGGCAATTGGACACAAATTGTAGAAGACGCTAAAGGCGTTGAAACACCTGAGTTCAAATTAAAAAAGAAGCTGATGAAAGCCTGTTTAGGTATTGAAATATATTTAAGTAAAAAAACCTCTTGACATAAATAGTACATTGTGGGACAAATGTGTCCGTGAACAAAACTAATATAAAGGAGGTCATAAAATGGATGGCATTGAGCTATTCGATAGACGTGAAGAATTACGCTTTGTCGTAAAAGATCTAAACGCAGAATTAAAAGAAATTGATGAGAAGTTAGAAGATTTGTTTCTAAAGAAAGCAAGAGATACTTTGCGTTCTGAAGGCAAAGACTTCGGCACAGCTACTATTTCAGAAGGCAACAGTAGGTTTAAAATTAACATTCCTAAAAAAGTAAAGTGGGACAACGATAAGTTGCAAAAAGCGTTTGAGGAAATGAACCCAGACGATGCTAATCACTTTGCAAAGGTAACATTTTCTGTAGATGAGCGTGTTTACACTGCGGCTCATAAGAAGATTAAGGATATGTTAGAGCCATGTCGTGTTACTGAAATGGGTAAATTTAAAATCGATAGAATTGAAGAGGAGACATAAGATGTCAAGTGGACTAAAAATTATTTCTGCTGATGAACGCATGAAAGAAAAGCGTGGTCACAAGATTGTTGTGTGTGGTCAGAGTGGTGTAGGTAAAACTACACTCGCTCGAACACTCGACTCCGACAAGACTCTATTTATGGATTTAGAAGCTGGTGATGCCGCAATCGAAGGATTACCAGTAGATGTCATTAGACCTAGAACATGGACAGAGTGTCGTGACTTTGCGTGTTTCTTAGGTGGCAGTAATCCATCTCTTGCAGAAGACTCTGTGTTTGGTCAAAAGCATTTTGAATATGTATCGGCTCAATATGGTGATCGTGAAGCGATGATGAACAAGTACGATACTTTGTTTGTCGATAGTATTACGGTTGCAGGTCGGTTGTGTTTTCAATGGTGTTTACAGCAACCAGAGTGCAAGTCAGATAGAAGTGGTAAGTTAGATACTAGAGCCGCATATGGCTTGCATGGTCGTGAAATGATGGCTTGGCTAACACATCTACAACACATTCGTGAAAAGAATGTTATCTTTGTAGGTATCTTAGATGAGTACACAGATGACTACGGTAGAAAACAATATTCCCTTCAAATTGAAGGTGCAAAAACTGGTCGTGAAATGCCCGGAATTGTTGATGAATTAATCACAATGGCAATCTTGACTGGAGAAAATGGACAATTTCGTGCTTTTGTATGTAATCCATTAAATGAATGGGGTTATCCTGCGAAGGATCGCTCTGGCAGGCTTGAAACTCTCGAAGAGCCTCACTTAGGTAAACTAATCGCAAAGATGGGTAGTGGCAAACCACAGTCAGATAGACCGTTGGAATTTGTCGATCCCAAAACTCAAAATATGGAAAAAGGAGCTAATGATGCTGAATCTAAATAATACGCCTGTTGACGAATCAACAAGAGAATTTGAACTCATTCCACACGGAACTGTAGTTCGTGCAATCATCTCACTAAAACCCGGAGATATGGAAATCCCTGAGTTTGGTAGAGGTAACTGGTTTAAAAAGTCAGTCAATACTGGAGCAAAATGGGCTCAGTTAGAATTAACTGTGTTTGGTGGGCCATATGACCGTAGAAAAGTTTGGGATAATATCTTTGTAGACGGTGATAAAATGGGCCAAAGCGGTATCCCTGTGGCTAAAGAGATTGGTCTAAGAACTCTTAGATCTATTATCGAAAGCCATAACAACCTTGATCCTGCGGATATGTCCGAAGCGGCACAGTCCAAGAGACAAATCTCAGGTATCGATCAGTTGAATGGCATGGAGATCTGTGCTAAAGTTAAGGTCGAAAAAGGCACAAATGGGTACGCAGATCAAAATAAAATTTTAATAGTTCTTACTCCGAACTCAAAGGATTTTATTTCTGGTGGTGCGGCTCCTATTACGAGCCAAGCCCCTCAACCGCAGGCCACAGCAAGTGGGCCAGTTCCTGATTGGGCTAGATAAAAGGTTAAATGTGAGTGGCTAAGGTGTTTATGACCACGCCGATTCACACTCTGACGAGGGGCAGAGTGCCACAAACCCCTCACCATTCTCTCCACTCCAACTAGAGGTTAATTATGATACTAAGGCCATATCAAGATGTAGCGGTATCAGACGCATCGAAAGCACTAAGCGATAGAAAAAATACGATTGTTGTTGCGCCTACAGGTGCTGGTAAAACAATCATGCTCTCTGCGTTAGTTGGTAAAAGATATAAAAAAGGTAATCGTGTCCTAGTTCTTCAGCATCGTGACGAGCTTGTAGAGCAAAACATGATAAAGTTTAGCAAAATAAACCCAGATATTAAAACAAGCATTGTTAATGGCTCTGTAAAGGACTGGGATGGTCAGGCGGTTTTCTCTATGGTTCAGACATTATCAAGGGATAATAATCTGGCAAAAAGACCTAAGTTTGACATGGTTGTAATTGATGAAAGCCATCACGTTGCCGCAGAAACATATCAAAAAGTTATTAATGCTGTGCGAGATGACAATGAACACTCAGAGATTGTTGGCTTTACAGCTACGCCAAACAGAGGTGACAAGAAAGCATTAAAAAGTGTATTTGATAATTGCTCACATCAGATTGAGCTAACGACACTTATTCGAGAAGGATTTTTAGTTCCACCAAGAGCATACGTTATTGACGTTGGTGTTAAGGACAAACTAAACGAAGTTCGTAAACTAGCAAACGACTTTGATATGGAACAAGTCGATGCCATTATGAACCGAACTGTTATTAATCAGCGAGTAGTTAAAGAGTGGATCGATAAGGCAGGGGATCGAAAGACAGTTGTGTTTTGTTCTACAATTAGTCATGCAAATGCGTTGCTTGGTGAGTTCTTGGCTGAAAATATAAATGCAGAAGTTGTAACAAGCGAAACATCCTCAACAGATAGATCAGAGATTTTGCACGATTTAGAGTATGGTGACGTTCAAGTAGTTGTGAATGTAGCTGTTTTAACTGAGGGGTTTGATGCTCCACCAGTATCGTGCATTGTTCTGACAAGGCCATGTTCTTACAAATCCACAATGGTTCAGATGATTGGCAGAGGTTTGAGAATCATTGATCCAGAACTATATCCTAATATGATTAAAAAAGACTGTGTTGTTTTAGACTTTGGAACAAGCATTATGACACATGGCGTTTTAGACGAAGGCGTTAATCTTGATGGTGGTGAGGAAAACGGTGAGGGATTAGCTCCTACAAAAGAATGTTCTAACTGTGGCTGGGTTATCCCTCAGAACTCGCGTGTATGCCCAAACTGTGGTCATGCGTTCGAGAGTCAAGATAAATATGAGTTACATGACTTTGAGATCACTGAGTTTGATCTTATGAAACTGTCTCCGTTTAGGTGGATTGACATATTTGGTAACGGTTCATGCATGATGGCTACTGGATTTGACGGATTTGGAATAGTCGCTACTATAGGTGATAACTCAATAGGGCTTGTAAAGGCCCAAAACAAGCGACTGAAGGCTGTTGCCATTGGTGGTAAGGTACAGGCTACATCTGCCGCTGATGACTTTCTAAGGGAAGTTGAGAGCAGTAAGGCCGCTAACAAGAGTAAGAGATGGTTAAATGACAGGGCTACGCCAAAACAAATGGAACTTTTAAGAAAGAATAATGTTGAAATTAGCTTCATGGATTTTTCATGGACAAAATATAAGGCGGCATGTTGGTTAAATTATTTGTGGAATAAAGATGGAATCGATAAAATGGTTAAGGAAATGGGTTATGCTGAGAAATGATCTTCTAAATTCGGCTAAAGAAAAGATTAATGTTGATAGAGCTGATGTCTATGGGGACGCTAAGTTAAATCATCAGAGAATAGCAGATGGTTGGAACGTCATTATAAACTCTGTTGATGGAGACATTAATGAAGGTCATGTGGCTCTAATGATGGATTGGGTTAAAACATCCCGGTTGTTATCGTCAATGGATCATAAGGACAGTTGGGAAGATAAAATTGGTTACTCTGCTTTAGGCGGTGAGTTTATGGTCAAGGAAAACGATAATGCCGAGAGTTAAGATAAACTTTTTTTTGGTAAGCGAAAGTGATGAGGGTGAGATATTTACAGATCAGTTTAAAATGATTTGTTTTGTAAAAAATCCTAATGATGACATGGAATGTTTTGATCGTGTAGATGAAGTTGTTATAGAACATATAGACCTTTGCGAAAATCAAGTTATCTTTGGCGGTTGCTTTTATTCTTCTAAACCAGATCTTGATCCAAAATATTGGGATATGATTACGTTTAAAGATAGAAATATACACAATAAATATAGTGATAGAGATTATCATCATCTTATTAGCTTATATACACCTGATGAATTTATTAATAAATTTAAGTTATTTCCTAAAACAAAATTTATTAACCAAAGCAAAAAAAACTTACATTAAAGGGGGAACATGACAGATATATTTTTAGAAAAACCAAATCCAATGAAGGAATTAACATTCTTATTTGAAAAATTTGGATGG